TACTTGGAAAAGCGGGAACGGGTGCGATACTCTCTCTCGATGCGATAGGAATGCAAGATACATACCTCACAAGTAATACAGGAAATTCATATTTCCAGTTTACAAATACAAAGCACACAGAATTTATAAAGTACTCGGCGAGTATGCAGATGAGTGCGGATGGTTCTAAAAATTGGCCATTTAATCAACAAATCATCTTCAATTTGCAACCAAAATATATGGGTGACATCCTTCAGAATATGTACCTCAAGTTGACACTTCCAGATCTCTCGGTTCTTTATCCAAATTTAAATTATCAATATTGCGATTTGGTTGGCTGGGCAATGTTGAACAAGATTCAAATTGCAATGGATGATATCATTTTGGAGGTACTCAAGTGTGATTGGAATGTAATATATACAGAATTGCATTATACTCTAGAAGAAAAGAGGATGGTTCTATCAATGGTGAATGTTGATCCTGTAAAGGGTGGAAATTTGTATATCCCATTAAACTTTTTTTTCAATAGGAGGCATTCCTCCTCGTTCACCACAAATCCTTTATTAAAAGAAAGTTATTTTAAACCAGGCTTTTTAACATGCGCCGCTACAAAACATAGAAATATGATTGTGACCATTACATTTAATCCTTTACCATTTTTTACAACTGCTCCAGATATATCGCTTACAGAAATGCATCTTGTTACAGATGAAGTTGTTTTGGGTCACGCGGAGAGACAATACATACAAAACAATGTTCAGAAAAATATGATTACATTTGCTCGAAATGATTCAGTGTATCCAATACAAGGGACTCCTTTCACAGCCAACTTGACTCCTAATATTTCGGTAAAAACATTGCATTGGTTTGCCCGAAATACCAAGTATGAAGATCCAAATAATTCATATTTTTTTAATAATCGATTTAATTTTTCATGCGTAAATTACAAGTTGCCATTTACATTGAATAGTACTCCTCAACAGCAAGAAAGTGACCACCCTATAATTAGTCAAAGTATCTTGTACCTCAACGGCGTTCAGTTACTCGGTCTTGCACAACCAACAACAGTGAGAAAACAACGAGATGCATCATACTATTACAAGTTTACACAACCTATGAATCACTCTTTATCGGTACCATATAAAAACATCTACACATACTCATTTTGTCTCCACCCCAGAGATCCTCAACCTTCGGGATCTCTCGACTTTAGTCAAATGGACTCAACAATTACATTTTTAACAGGGTCTCTTTATTCAGAAGCAAAACCACCTGAACAGTTTAACTTGTATATTTATTATACTGGATACAACCAAATCACTTACAACAACGGACTTGTGTCACTAAGCTTTGGTTGGTAATGTACTCTATAATATTATTCTGGATACACCATTTAATAAAATTCAATTGAGCAACAGTTGTTTGTACTTTGATTTCACTATTTGGGATCTGATACTCAAACTTTTTAGTTCGGCAAAACGGATCAAAAAGTTTTTTACTGTACCCATCAAGACTTGACTTGTAGGCACAATGAACTGTAAAACTCTTTCCATCCTTTGTCGTGTATGTAAGATTCTTCTTTTTTGAATAATCTGTTATAAACCATTCTAAATTTCTCAACGAAATACCTTTTCGATGCTCAAGTATGTCAACAAGGTAACCAGAATTCTTTACATCAAGGTAAAAGTTTTTAATTGACTCGAGTAAAATATCAGATCTACTCATCTTAATCAACTATCGCTAGAATTCTATAAGTAAGTTTTGTCTCGATCCTTTTGTTTTCTCACAAGCCGGACATCCCGCCAAAAAGAGACACTCTGTTATCGTGTGCCCCACATGTTTGGTTGCAAAATCACAATTTGACTCCACCTTTTTGATAACCTTTTTCTGATCTTGATGCCTCGAACAATACCCTCCATGTTTACCAGCAAATTTGCAACGTTTTTTACTTGCAGTTACACCGAGACACTGTCCTTTTTTACCAGGTTCTATTTCGATTTCCACTTCTTGTTCTTCAGCCCCAAACTTTGGAATGTCTTGTAATAATAATTTCAAAGAAATATCATGCTTCTTTGAAATTATTTGAGCGTACCTTGAAATTTGTTTTTGAACCTCAGCCTCGATGAGCTCTTGAAGCTTTTCAAGTAGAGACATTTGTATTATTCTTACTTTAGTGGAGAGTCTACTTTTTAACTACTTCTTTTTAGCAAACAGATCCTTGATTGATGGTTGAGCAGGATCCTTCTTTCTCGAAGCTCGCGGCTTCTTTGGAATAATGTCCCCAAAGACCAGATCCTTTTCGACAAGTGGCTCCAAAAGATCGCACACTGGGTTCATAAACTTGTTTGTAAAATAGTATTGATAATCGAGTGGAACCTTGTTTGCAAGAACAAAGACTGGATCCTCCGCCTTTTCAAACTGTTTCGCCTTGGGATCGCCTGTATCCACCAACACAAACTGGACACGGTCACCAGATTGCGGCTCTGATCCCGGCTCACGTTCTCGCATCTTGCGAACTACTGAAACATGGGGTAAATTCACGTTTTCGCCATCGGTCGAAACAATCTTGTTTCCAGCCTCATCTTTTACACTTGACTTGTACGCATCCGCCAGTTTCTGAGACAAGACGAGTTTCTCATTGGGGACTCTGCCATCAAGAAGTTCAACTGCTCGCTTCTTTGCAAGTTCAATGGCACCTTCGGGGTTTTTGCTCTCGAGAATCACATCGAGAAGTTCTTTGCAGACCTCTCGGACAAATGGGGTATTGTCTCTCCTCACAACTTGGAGACCCTTGACGTCAATGTAATCCATTTGCATCTTTCCAGTCTTTCCCTTGGTCCACAGTTTGGCTGCGTACCGCTTCTTCGAATACAAGAAGTAGGGGCAATATACCTTTTCAAGTTCCAAATCATTGGGCGCCTTGAATAGTTTGCTTGCTCCTTCCGAAGCGAGCTCACCTTGTTGCCAACTATACTCAATCGCCTCAATTCCAGTGCGTCCCTGAACGTCAAACTCCACCATGACGCTGTCCGTGTTATGCACTATCATGCTTCCAACACCCGCGTGAAAGTGGTGGTTCTCAGTTGTAAGATCGTACACCTTTCCAGTGTATCCTTTGACTTTTTCTATTTTTTTGATTGCATATGCATTTTTACGAAATGTTGATTTGCTAAAAGTTATTCTGTAAATCTGTGTCTTGTCGACTCGTGTATTAATGCTTACATTGTATCCGAGACTGTGTAAAATGGTGTATATACCCAGGCTGGTCACTTGACTTTTCTGGTCTATGCGCTTCCCGGGACCAACTTTGTCGCCATCCGCATCGTAGAGACCTCGTATGAAAGCCTCTTTTACTTCATTTGTCTCTGTAAACATACAATCTGGAATCTTCTTATTGCGAGCATCCGTGTAAAATAGTTTTTGAAACTCGAGTGCCATACGTTTTACTTGACCTCGTATATTCAACTTGTAGACACCGGATGATTTCATTGTATCATAAATAATACAGTCGTAATCTGGATACTCATCATGAATTATTTCAACGTACTCTTCCAATAGTGAATAATCTGCGTTATTGAGTTGCCACGAAGACTTGTCGCAATTTGGGTAATACCCACATGATCCATCACCTAGGAAAAATCCAAACAGTCGCGCCTTTGCTTCAGAAATTGTTGGTTTAACTTCCCAATCAACTGGAAACGAGTGTAAGAGCTGGTTCCCTACTTTGACTTCATTTGGTTTGACCATTTTAGCAAACACATCCAACAAAGAGTGATCTTCAGTCACAGACACGCATCCAGTGTGTGTAAGAATTTTGAAAATTTGCTTGTCGGTGTCGTGTCTAATAATGTTGTGAACAGTGGTCCAACCCTTTTCAGTCCAAGTCTCTACACCAGTCAACTTTGAAAACTCTTTGCCTTGACCATCTGATACCCAATTCGATCCCTGAAGTTCATCGATTCGCTTGACTGTTGGGACTCCGTTGACTCGTAAAAGGAGAGCTGTGTCTTCAGTCACCGAATCGCCATACCTTACGTTTGCCCCTGGAAAATTAGCTTCCACATAATTCTTTGTCTCCTCAATCATACTGCGACCCTTGCAAGTGACTGTACTCGCAATCGGAACACAGGGCAACATTCCCTTTCCGGCTCCAGTGAATCCATAGACTGAGTTCATGGAAATCTTGTAGGCGAGCTGCTTGCCATTATAAACATTCTTCATCATCGGGTCCTTGGCGTTTGCCATATCCTTCTTGGCTTGTTTACGAAAGGCTTTCAGTTCATCAAGAATTGCTGGAAGGAGACTGGGAACATCTTGGGCAAACTTGTAGGTGCGCTCCCCAACATTGAATGACTCGTAAGTGATTCCCGGAACATTATCGTACTTGGGATCAATCACCAGAGTCGAATAACACAAGTTGTGCGCCATCATAATCGAGGGATACAGACTGGCAAAGTCCAACGCTGTGATTGGTGTGTAATAGGCTCCAGTCTGGGCGGATAAGACTGTGGCTCCCTCATAGGGGTCTGACTGAATCTTCCCGTATCGAATAGTCGGAACCATAAATCCAAGATCTCGAGCCTTGCGCGTCATCTGACTGAACACCTTGATTTGCTGTCCGCGTTCTGCCAAGTAACACAGAGGAACCCAAGTTGCTTTTGCCATTTCAATCAGATTCATAAATGTGCAAAGTTTATCCATCAATTGATGAGGCAACAGAGTATCCTTGACACAGTACTCAGCCACTTCACTCAACTTGTCTGGGTCCTCCTCGCGAAACCTCTTGAACATCTCCTTGGGACTCATGTCAATCTTTTGGTCGCCCAAAAAAGTTTTTGACACAAAGTTCAGAGAATACGAATCAAGTTTCTGCTCGCGCTTAACCTCGTGGAACAAATCAAAGATGAACCGTCCGGGCATTGGAAGCAACTTCAGGGTATTATCACCCAGGGCGCTCGAGGACAACTTTTTGTAGACCATCTTGCAGGGATAATCCTTCAACTTGCTCATCTGGTAAAAATCAGGAGGACAACCAGTGATAATAGCCCTCTTGAAAATGTATTCCAAGTCAAACCCGAAGATGTTCCAGCCAGTCATCACATCCACATCATGTTTAATGAGATAATCCTTGAACCCCATGAGAAGTTCCTTTTCAGTAGGGTAACTCACAATGGTACAGTCCTCGCGGGAAGTAGTTTCCTTGTAGCACAAGCACGTCCTGTCGTAAATCTCAGAGGACCCTTGGTGCTTCAGGGTAATCGCAATCTGAAAACAGGCATCGTCTTGGATATCCGCGTCAGGAAACTTTCCAGTAGAGCTGTTAGTCTCAATATCAAACGATGCGATGATGAATGGCGCAATGTCATCGCGAGCTACTGGTTTCAGATCTTTCCAATCGTTGCAGAACAGGTCAATGTCAGTCTTGGCGAGTTGGGACCTGACACACTTTGTACCGCTATCGAGCCATCCTGTTGACTGAATACCGGATCGATGCATCAGACGAAGCATAGGCTCGAGATTCGACTCGTACACTTTGAGTGTGAAAGTTTCGCCTCTCAGAGGGTACCTCAACTTGCAATCACACATCTTCATTGCTGCAAGTGTGGGAAAATTGAGCTTCATAAATGTAAACTTTTCATTATTTTGAAACCCCCAAAGATCTTTGGAAAGTACAAGTTGATAACTTTTCAAAGCCGGGCAGACTGTTTTGATTTTATTATAAATCTCTTGGACACGCGCCTCGGTTGTACTCTTGCCAAGTTTTATGAAGAAATAGGGCTGAAATGAAGTCGATACGCACACTGATTTACCATTCTCTGAGCGACCAAAAATATTGATAATGTGGTCGGTGTCCTCAAAGTCGCTTGCTTCCCACGTTAATGCAGCAAACACAACCATTTTCTCTTTGATAAGTAGCGTCCAAAACTTTTAATATATTTCTATAGTAATATAAATGTCAGGGGCACTTGTTGAACTTGTTGCAAAAGGCGTCCAGGATGCCTACCTTACCGGCGATCCAGAAGTTTCTTTCTTTCATCAGGCGTACAAACGTCATACAAACTTTGCCCAGAAGCCAGTTCCGGTTCAGTACACTGGAACATTTGGACCAAATCAGCAGATTAATATGAAGTTGCTTAATAAAGGTGATCTTCTTGGATACATTTGGATAGATTTAAGTAATACAAGCCTACAAGCTAATCATTTGAATGCTTCTACTTTTGAACTTTATATTGGCGGACAACTTATTGATCGTCAAATTGGTGATTATTGTCTCTATTTTTGGCAAAAGTTTCTTGTAGATTCTAGCGCAAAAGGATTTGCTTTACAAGGTACTAATCAAACGACAAACGCACCATTAACTTCTATTAACGTAAGTAAATGGTTTCCTCTCCATTTCTTCTTCTGTGATTCATGTTATTTACCGCTTGTAGCTCTTCAATATCACGAGGTTGAAATACGTATATCATGTGGTAGTGATATGCCGACTCCTAATAAACAACCTAGTATTTTTGCCAACTA